ACATACACGAACGACCCAAGCGCGAGCGCGTGAGACAATGACACAAACACGTTTTTCATAATCGGGATAAGTTTATTCATACGCCTAACCCTATTTGCGGATTGACGACTTTCCAGTGTTCGTCCCACATCATAAAATGTAAATGCGCGCCGTACGACATACCCACATCGGCATACATTCCGATAAGCTGTCCCGTGAGTATATCTTGTTTTTCTTCAACGTAGTTTTCTATTAAATGATAGTACGCGCAGAAGTATTTTTTGCCGTCAATTATTGATTCAATAATTACGCGATTGCCAACAGAGTTACCACTACCCGCGACCCATCGTTTCGCGTGTTCGTACGTGTCACGGTCGGAAATTACTTTTCCGCCTGCCGCCGCGTATACGTTTTGATTAAAATTGCTGACGAGATCGACGCCGTCATGTGTATGCTCGCCCCACGGCGGTATATTGCGTTTTGCTCCAAATGGCGACGTGATTTTATACGGTTCGGCTATTGGTAACATTGTTCACCTCACTAGTTATTTTTTATTGACATGATCACGGATATGCTCGTCAATCCGCCCGTGTAGTTTCGCGTGTTCGGCGGTGTTATGCTCGGCGCATTTGTCGCACCGCTCGTCAACGCCTTTAAATCGTTCGGCGGTGTATTCTTTATGAGTTTTGAAAATGTATATAATGAGTGCGCCGATAATGCCGCACATGATAGTAAGACCGCCGAGCATATAAATAGCAGTTTCAACCGCCGCCGATAACGCCGCACGCCATTGCTCAAAGTTCTGTAATTCTTGCATTTCATTTGCCGCCCCGGTTAGTAATTGTTTTCATACGCCATTACACTATCAATAATCAGTTGGTTCATGAGACTCGTTCCGTGTACTCCGTCATATGTGTACGCACTGAGTAATTCACCGGACGGGCTGGATGTTGGACGGAGATCGATAAACGTCACTTTCGGTTTTCCGACGCAATACGATTGTATCGCATTAGATACGTTTTCCATAGAGGCGTTTAATCCGGTCAAAAACGGAACATTTGCCCACGCCGCGTCCTTTAAAGGCCCTGTCATGTATGTAGCTATGTTTGTGGGATATGTAGAACAGACATAAACTCTTTCCGCGCACGCCTGATACCAGTCGATGATTGTCTTAATATTCGCAATCGTTGTCGCTTCAGTTATGCCGTATAATGGCAAGTCGTTTATACCGACCTCAATAATCGCGGCGGCCGGGTATAAATATCCGTACCCCGCAAGCCGGGCGATTGTCTGCGTAGTTGAACACCCGCTCACGCCCCGGACATTATTGATCGTAAACGGCGAGTACATCGGCCACGGCGGGAGCGCCGTTCTCGAATCGCCGTCAAAGTTCAATATTTTTTGCCTGACAGAGCTAACCGTCATCAGTACGCCTCTCTGTCTCTATCAGTATAGCCAAAGACGTACATTTTACGACTACCAGTAACGGCCACAACAAGCTCGACCGTATACGCGGCGGAAAGTACCACGTACCCCTCAATCTGATTGTCCCCGGCTGTAGATGATCCAACAAGAAACGCCATTGCTTTTACACCATCGTCGAGGATATTGTTTACAATGACTGAGCCGTTTACACATCCGATTTGAGCGAAAAAACATCGTATTATCGGTTTTGTAAGCCCTAGCGGGATAACCGATATAGTCCGCGTTATTGTTCCCGCAGATAATGACCCGTCTATTTCGGCGGTATCAGTAAGCAAAATTACATCATTGCCGAGATGTTCAAAGCGCTGTATCGCCCCGGATGCAAGCGTCCTTATGGTGAGCAGGTATCTGTATTTTGTATATCCTGACGGCAATACAAGCGCGACATTATACTCTGTCGCAATCACGTCAACGGCTGAGCTGTCCGCATTTGAAATCAAATAAATCCGGTATGATTTTCCGGACGCCTTTGTCTGGCCGGATTGCATCATTCCTTGATTCGTCCCGGCCGCATGTGGCGCGTCAAGGCGCTTTATGAGTGAGGACGCGAGGGTTATTTTCATTGATCGTGTCGAGTCGTGACAATACCCGGCAGATATATTTATGTCATTAGTAAGGTCGGTGAGGTTATTACTGATTATCAGACCTTCAATTTTCGGCGACGAAAAATCACCGGCGGGTTTCCATGCGCTCCATACAGACGACGTTTTAACCCGCTCGTACACAGTAAGGATAGAGTTAAACGCAACCGCCCGCTGATACATCGACGCAACGCCGACGGCTGAATTTTGATGAAGTATAAACCACGAGAACGCGGTTGTTGGCGCGCCGGTTGCCGCACCATACCCTGTATAAAATCCGCTTTTTGTTATTGCGTTAAAATCGGTAACGAGCGTTGATCCGTACGCATTATCACCGTATATAGTGCGAATCCAGTTCGCGTCAATACGGGAATCGAGATCGGTAAAATTTCCCCATATCTTATTGTTATTCGCCCGCATTTCGTCGCCGCGTGCCGCATTCACATCCGCGAATACCGGAGCGGGGTTAGAGGGTAATGAGGGATCGGGATTAAGTACTGCCATTTTATTTCTCCGTGTTTATGGTGCGACGCGTGCATCGCTAACTTCATAATCTACATTATCAATTGATACGGTCAGTTTGAATTGTAACGGCTTTATACGGCGCATGACCGCAAGCACTGTCGCGATTGCAAGATCACCGCCCGCGATCTGTTCGAGTCTGATTTTCAATTCATTGTTTACTACGTCAATATTCGCATATCCCGCAAATGTTCCGTAGCCATGCGTACCGCCGTCTGCAGGCGGACGAATCGCAGATGATATGGAATACGTCACGCTCGACGGGTTAGGCGCCCATACTGCGTTTGCTTCAGGTACAGGGCGCGATCCGTCGAGTGGAACAAGACCGAGCGAACTCCACGGTAAAGAATTTTGCCGCCACGTTGTACCGTCGGAATAATATACGCCGTTCGGGTTGTCGTATTCGTAAACTATACAGAGCGTCCCGGCGGTTGGGACGGCTGATGGTACGCCCGCCGAAAAATATGTTTCATTTTCAAAATCAGATACCGGGCGCGGTGCGCACCACGAAATGGTATACCCGTCCGTCGGGTTGCCGCCGGATATATACCCGCGACAGTATGTAACGGCGCTGGATGCGCCCCGTGTCCAACCTGAAGGAACTACCCACGACCTGTTTTCAAAAGCCGTGTCCGCCGGTGTCGCAGGACTTGCGGCGGTCGAATACATGAGAAAACCCGTATCGGTTATTGACGGAACAAGGATACCGCTATAAATACGCGGGAGCACATCGACGGCGAACCATGAGAACGGCGGAAGACAAAACGTATCAAGTACGCGTTTTACATTTGCAATAAGGCTTTTATCCCACGCGCCAGATATGAGCTTGTACAGCGCCGCCGCTTGATTATTCGTTCCTGAATAAAACCCGAACCCGTATGTAGTCAGTAAGTGATTGAGATAGGGAACACGCGGCGAGTCGTTGAAGTCGACGAGCCACGGCGACAATACGAGCGTCCTTAATTGCTCGGATATATCTGATTGAAAGTCAAGTTGCTGATCGAACCACGTCATGTAGTCCCGGTGTTTTGCGGGCGCGGATTCTAACAGATTGAAATAACCTGTCGGCGTAAGTTTCTGTAATGTTAGTTCGGTTGCTATGCTCACGATACGTCAACCACAGTTATCGAGATTTTAGACGGATCAAGTGACATTGAGCGGTCAAACCATGACGTACCGTCTGTAAAGAGTGCGTCCGCTCTGAAATCAATAAACGTCACACCGCCGGAGTCAAGCGACATGGTGACGGATGGTTCACCCGCGACATTTGGATTCATAATAAGTTCAAGTACAGTTGTCGAGTCGTAGATAAGTTGCGGCGTGATACTCCGTGTTGACGCGTCGCTGACAAGATCACGGATTGCGGCGATACCAAACGCCGGGGCGATTGGATCAATAGCGCCGAGATCGGCCGCAATCGTAACAGGTATCACGGTTGATACATCGTCCGCGTCTATGTATGTGACGTTTGTTGTCCCGTCCACGCCTGACAGGTAACTCATAAGGCGCTCAATGAAGAATGCCGCAAAGTCAACCGCCTGAGATGCGCGTTCTGTCGCGTGCGTGCCATTCGTAAATCTGACATTGATTGTCGCGGTTATGGTTGCTTCGACATTCTGCGCGACGGTGTAATAGTATGACTGCGGAACGGCGGACACGTATACCGTCCCGCTCATAACGACATGTCGCGCGTCGCCGGTGTTCTGCGAGTTCACAAATTCAAAGCGATTTGAAAGAATCGTGAAAATCTCGGACATAACCGCGACGTTTTCATATATTCCGTTAGGAGTCATCACGACACAGTTATAACCATTGCCGGGAACAGGAACGGGCGTTGATTCCGCGACAACTGATTTATTCGCATAAATCCGCGCCGCCGGATAGATTGCTTTTAACTCATTCTCCGCCGCGACGGACGACACCTGCGAGCCGTATTCTGTCTTTGCAAGTGTCACGCGTTGATAATACCGTGCGTCAGATTCCGCGTCACATCCGTTTGACCACATGACCGGATTTGTGATAGTAAGGTCAGAATACCCGGCGGCGGTAAATGTTCTATTCGCCGGAATGTTCCCGCCGATACCCGCGTCAACCGCTGTCACCGACGCGTAACCTGTTCCGCCTGCCGTGAGAACAAGCGACGATACCCCAAATATATATTGCTGTCCGGTGCTGGCGGTAAATACGGTATCGGGATTTATTGTCTGTGGACTTCCCGACGTGTTAACGATTTTTAACGTCCCGATTGTCTTTGTCGCAAGACGGCGCGGGTTGTTCGGATTCTGTAGATCAATCATCGCGCCGACCGGGGACATGAGCGCGGCGAGTGTTTCGCCGATAAGTGTATCAACCTTGACCCGCGCTTCGGCGAACATATTTGCAAGTACAAGCTCCGGGGGATTTCCGGGCGCAAATATAATTGAGTCCGGCGCATTATCGATTATATCGGTGAGCGCGTCGTCAAAGGTAAGTTCTGTATAAATTCCGTCGTTTATCGGCATTTAGTTCACCGTTATTGTCCCGTTTTCATACGTGATTGAATACGGATTGTAATATTTCGTCACAATCCTCTTTATGTCCGCGATCCTATCAGCGGAGCTTTGCGACAATTTCCATACAAGCGGGTTACGCCCGTATGTATCATCCGCAAAATTCCCGCCTTGCTCACATCGGCACTCACTCATTGCGTCTTGTCCAAGTGACGTAAGCCCCGATACTTGCACCGCAAGCCCTGTAACCGTATCAAAGACTATATTTCCATCAGAGTCAATCTTAAAAGCCATATAACCCCTCAATCAAGCTCGTGATTTTCTGAAAGCGCGTCTGTTGACCACGCCTGAAGCGGCGGCGTGCCGGGAAATGGTACGATACCGCCTGACGGCGGCGGGGAACCTGTCGCACCCCATGTATAAAGCGCTTGTAATGCCGCGTCGACCGATTGCGCCCATGTTTGAACCGTTTCACCAAGCAACATCTTTTTACCGCCCTGACCGAGCGTGACCTTGCCGGTGATTTGCATTGCGACAGAAAAGACAAGTAACTGCGCGAGAGATGCAAACATGATCGGGAACGCGCCGCCGTTATCGTTAAATATCATTTGCATCGATTGCGAAAAATCGTTGATCGTTTCGGCACAAAATACAATGTCACCCTCTGCCGGGGTAAGTCCGTTTATGGGAAGCGCTTCGATATCCGGCGCGTCGGTTCCGTCGACGCGTGAATAGTGCGGCGTAACGATGTATGTTCCCGCTGTTGTTCCTTCGCCGTGCGCTGTCGCCGCGTAAATCATATTGCACCGCCGTATATTTTTGATTCGAGGATTCCATCTATACGCGTCTGTGCGAGTAACCAATTATTTGTTGCGGTCACTTCGCAACACAATTCCGAGTCATTACGTTCGATCATATAACGAATTATATACACATCATACGAAGCGGGTATGAGTGCACCAATTTTTACACTCGCTTTTTTAAACCCTTCAAACAATGCGGACTGACTGTCATTGAATATCGTTACTTTATCAAAAAGTACCGCATCGAAAAGCGGCGTTTTAAATTTCACATTCGCGTAGTTCTCAATACCCACGCCCCAAATAACCGATCCGGCATATCCGAGGAATGAAAATTTGTTTATTGATTCTTTTGTAAGATTCGGCGCCGCATTTTGTGAATAAAATGTAATCACTTTGCCGTCTATCTTATACACGATCTTGTTTTGTAGACACACATCGTCTAAAATCTTCGGAAACGTCGTCGGCTGGAAAAGTTTCCCACACACAGGAACGCTGTCGCTGATTGAATAATCGAATGAACATAGATATCCGATCTTTGATGCGAGCGCGGTGAGTTGTGTTTTAAGTGGCTGTTTTATATCAAGCTGAAAACCAAGCTCTGATTTTATAAGCGAGTCGTCGAACGACGCACCGCGAACGAAAAGTGTCGTGTTTGTTCCAAGTGTGTCGGGTTGTAATATGACAGAATATGCAACAAAGCTTCGGCGCATAATTGACGATGATGTACGCTCGACAATAACGGCAGTCATCACTTTAAACTGAGGATTCGCAAATTTTACAAGCGCGTCAGACATTTGGTCAATCGATTCCGCCGATGATACATAATCAATTGATACTTGCGCGACAAGACCCGCCGGGGGTGATGAAATCGCCGCGTCAAGCGTCATTTTAAGCGCCGCGCCGAGCGGGACGCCTGTATGCTGGACGCTGTACCCATATTTACACGAATACACGGACGCCTGATTCACGGCTGTGACGCCGTCGGGAATGTTAATGAGTGCTTGCGCCTGTATCTCCGCCGCGCTCCATCTATCGGAACTGTCGAGCGCGTCAGTAACGACAACAGGCGTGCTGACAGGTTGCGGCGGGTAAAAGATAATCATACGTAGTCAACCCTGTAATACACGGTTCCGCTGTCGAATATGTCGCCCGACGGAATAGCGCCGGATGAAAACAGTCCGCAAAATATATCACGCCCCGGTATCACATACACGAGCGTTTTATAAACAGGTGTTCCGGTTGTCGCGTCGTAGATTTTTACAAGATAATTCCCGTCTTCGTCTGTGTGAGAATATTCCCACGCGGCAATCTCACCGCCATTACAACGAATCGCGTTTTGTATACCGACGCCGGGCGCTTGAAACTGCCAGAGCATATCCACATTAGTGTTGTCGAGGTCAATAAAATAGCTCATAATAACCCGCCGATAGACGCGCCTTTGTTCGGCGCGACGGTTTCAGACGCAACGGTTAGCACCGCGCCGAGTTTTGTTATAGTGCGTATGGTGAATTGTTCGCGCAGTTTAAGCGTGAGCGCCACGCCCGCCTGCCCCGCTTCATGAGGCGGTGAAATTTCCTCGATATACCAGCTACTTGACAAATACGGCGTTGTCTGTTGTAACACACCAAGCGGTATATACGATCCGAGGATCATAATCGGTTGCATATAGTTTTTCATTTGATTAAGCACAGATAAACATGACGCCACATACCCGACGGAAGCGCCGGAAAGATTCGGGAGTATTGCGCCGAATGTCGCGATTGAGTTTGTAACCAGCGCCGCATTATTAAGCACGATTTGAATTGCGCGAAATATGTTTTGATTCTTCGACGCGGGTATGTCAGACAGAACAATGTCAAGCTCCATCGTTGACGCTTCAATGACTGTTCGTGCTCTAAACTCTCCGGCCTGTGTGAGATTGCCGGGGAGTCTGGCAGACGCGCGCCCACGCTCGCCCGGTATTTCACACAGGCAAAACGTCGGAGCGGGCGCGTCAAGACCTACCGGCAGACCGATGATAACCGCCGAGTCAAACAGGTTAGTAACTGCACCACTGATTAAATCTGATATATTGATTGATACTGCCATTATTTATGTGGCCTCGGGCTTGTCGACTCGACCGCGCTACCAAGACCAAGACCGCGTGTCACTCTCGACATCGCGGACGAATTAAGCGTAGCATCAATGTTTCTCTTTACCTTGTCTATTGTTTGCGGTAATTCCAAAATTGCGTCAACGGCTTTATCAATACTTTTTGCAAACGTGATCCCGGCGGTGTATAGACCCGCTTGCATATTGTTAAGCGAGTTAATCATGCCAATAAGATTCTTGTCAGTTTGCCCGCCTTTAAGTGACCCTCTATATAGTCGCTCCGTTTGTTTTTCTTCCATGTTTGAGAACGTCGCCGCATTACCCTGCGCGTTCGCCTGATCCCCAGTTATGCCTTGTATAAGGTCGGAATTACGACTTAAAAGGGACGCTTGAAAACGTTGCTTGATTGACGGCGGTAATCCTTGCACCCCGCTCATAAGCTGGCCAAGCATCCAGCCTTTATCCGTGCCGGTTGATTCCCAATCACCGCCTGCAACACGCGCAAGGGCGCGAGTATCCTTCCCGCCGACAAGTTTATTGATTTGTTTTGCAAGTTCCGGCTGGATTTTCCCCATTGACCCGGACACGGCCTCAATGAGCATGGCGCGTTCATTTTTAGATAGCTGACTACCTTCGGTTATGTTACCGCCGTAATGCGACGCCGTCGCGTTTCGTGTGGCGAGTGCATAATACCCGGCAGTCGCTTGTTTTGCCATATCAACGGCGTTCTTCGCCATCGCAACGGTACTATTAGTTATTTGCGCGATACCTTCGGGCAATCGGCCAAGACTGATACCGAGAACGGATATACCTGATAAGGACGTACCAATCGCAGACGTAACACTCGCGAGTGTTGACACGGGATCAATAGAGGACGCGGCGCTCGCGAAGTTTTGCACGCCACTACCGAACTTTCCCGCCGCCTCTTTAAACGACGATGTATTTTTCTTCTCGCGGTCGGATTCTTCCTTATGTGTCTTTTTTACTTTTTCGTTTTCTCTTTTTTCCTGATCATAAAGCTTTTCGGGCGTGCTTGACGGCATGCCGCCCTTGCCGCCTTTTGTGGTAAGGTCGACCGTGACTTTTTTAGATAAGTCTTTTTTGCCCTTGCGTATTTTATCCATTTGCGAAAGGACAACGTTTTGACCCTTAACGCCGAGTGTTACAAGATAATTGTCAAGTTGCGGCATATCCGTTCACCCTATAAAATACGTTTTGCAATCTTTCAACGTCGTCAATGTCGATAGTCGTCGCTTCGGTAAATGTTATTACGTGTGCGACAATAAGAAGATCATAATCAATTAAAGATATGGCGCGAAAAAAAAATTCTCCGCAACGACTGACAGTAACCGTATTACTTCAACCGGCAAATCTGACAAATCAGCTTTACACGGAACCGCACCCACGCATACGCAGAACTGAGACACAAGTGATTCAAACGCTGACATAATGCCGCGCTCGTAAGCCCTTGCAATTTGCAAACTATTTGTGGGCTTTTTGATGGTGTATACGGTACCGTCGTATTGCACCTTGACCGCGTTCGCGTCATATTCGACTATGTCTGCTTGTGCACATACGCCGAGCTTTTTCTTTTTTACTTCAAGCTCCGGCGCGGTCGAGCGCATAACGTCAATCCATGCGCGTTCCTCTTCTGTCGGATCATCGGTCGATCCGTCGCCCGTTACTTTACTGTCGACGTTGACAGTCTTTAAACGGGCGCGGGAGATTTTCGGAAATTCATACATAGTTATATTTCCTTATCTGTTGCAGGATCAATTTCCGCGACGTCTTCAAAAGATATTTTAGCGGTAACATACCCACGATCACGCCCGACGCCCTGAAGCGGCAAATCTATAAACACGCAACGTTTGTGGCGCTGGATGCGTGTCCCTGCCGCTGACTGTGTGTTATAGGTATAGAGAAAATCAAAATCGAATACCTCTTGTATTCTTGACTGACCCCAGTGTTTCAGCTTGTCGAGATTTTCACCCAACAGAAACTTTACTTCCCGCGTACCAGCGCGGGGGAGTGATTGCATAAGTACGCCGCGCGATCCGTCCGCGCTCATAAAACGCTTTGCGCGTTCGGTGTCCATCGTAATGTCGCCGAGTAGATCCTCTTCGTTATAAAACGTTTCACCGCCGAACGAAATCGATTCACCGGTGAGATTTGCGACAAACGTCGCGACACATTGACCGACAGACACGGACAGGGATTCCTGAGCGTTTGCCGCCCGCGCCATCGGGAGTATGTGAAGAAAAGCCAAAATTTTAAATATTAGTTTCATGGTTCGCCTCTTAATTGAAATTAAATGCAATAGCGTAGTAGTGTATCGCGCTATACGGCTTAATCGTTGCGACAATTGCGCCGACAGGTATAATCCCTTTTGACTGCCACGCAGGATCAAGCGCCTTGATTTCCGTCGCTGTTTTCGTGACGAGCTGAAAAGCAGGTGTTCCGTCTTCCTCGGTAAGAATTGCGTTCGCTTTCCAGAGTGTTTCTAGCGCGTTACGCGTAAGCGCCGCCACTTCCATCACGCCCGTATAATCGCCATTAACGCCGGTACGTCCCGCCGCAATAAGTGCGTTGCGAGGAGCAACCACGCAGTAATCATTGATGTAATCAATTGCAATCTGTGTTTCGATCTGCAATGATGTAGGCGGATTCACGTCATCATTCATAAATGTATCATAGACGAAATTCGCGCCGCCCTGATCTTTCGCGTCGTTGTACTGCGCGAGAGAATTGAGCGCGATGTAGGAACGTGTCGCCGCTGAGTATGTGTCACCGTTAACACCCGTAAAATCATGTGCATCGGAAAGCGACCCGATAGACCGCGCAATGTTTCCGCCGTATAGCGCATGAACAAGCGCGGCGAGTAGCGGATTATGATATACATATACACCGTCTGATACTTCGGTGCGTGCGTTTGTAACAAGCGTCATGGTGCGTTTCTGTGTCATGAGTTCGCCGGGATCACCTGACCCGCCCGCAATGAGTAATTCATCCGGGAGCGTGCCGCCATCGATCATTGACCAAGACATGATAAATATTTTTGCGGTTGCGTCTGTACACCATAGCGACGCGGTTTTACAATCGGCCAAGTATGTAGCCGAATCGGTGAGACCGTTCGACTGTGATCCCACATTCAGAATTGACCAATTGCGCGGGTAGTAATTCGCTTTGTTAAGCATCGCGCTTGTCAACGCCCCGCCTTCAGTCGGCAAGATATACACGTAATCCGGCGTAATTGATCCGCCGAACACAGTGTTAAGCATTTGCGCCGTTCCGAGTGCGGTCGGATTCGCGGCGGTGAATGCCGCGACCATATCAGACGTGACCGCGATAAGCCCGGTCAGCGCGTCGGCAGTGTAGCCGGTTATTGTTTCGCGTGTAGCGAATACAATCCGGCGGGGAAGCCCTGAAAGTAACCCCGTTGTGGTGTTACTTGATATCGAAATAAATTTTGATGCGGACATTCTTAAACCTCATGTAATGAATTTTTTATAGTATCAACGACATCATCGATGTCGACTTCTTTTCCGCCTGTAATATCCGATACGAATGATGTCACCGTCTGACACGCGAACACCAACCCGCGCTGTAAGGTTTCAAGACCGCCTTTCGTTTTAAATTCCGGCGTTTCATCGTGACTTAAAATATTAGCGATTCCGTTCCAAATGAAACTTTCAGGCGACGAGATAAGCTCCCTTGCTATTTCATACGGTTCAAAAAGTGCCGCGTCGTTCGCTTCATCGCTTGCCGCCGCCGTGAAAAAGTTCAAACTATATTCAAAATCAGTCAGAACACCCGTCACGGATGAACCGAACGGCTGACGATACGTGACGCGGTAAATCGATTGAAAGTACGGATACGCCGCGCCTTTTGGTACTGCGCCGTACTTATACACCCGCGCACTCACACCGTTTGCGACAAGCGCTTTATTAAGCGCCGCGTTCATCGCGTAGTATTTTTCGTTTATCGTCACTGCGCCGCCGCCACACGGATTTCATCACATACCGCAACAACTGTTCCGACCGGCATTCCTGATTCATTTTCAAACGCCGGGATAAATGACCAAGTCAAAATTCTCCATTGTTTATTGTTCGCAATTATCTTTTCCGGTCGATCTTCGAGCACGTCAGAAATAAGAATTGATACCGCCTCTTGAACCTCAATCCCGCCCTCACGTAACCGCTGTATGTCAACGGGTTGCAACGCGTGTATCGACGCTTTGAGCGTCGTTGTCACGGGCGTAACTACGCTTGATCCGTCGTCCTGCGGCGCAAGCATGTTATACACTACGTCACACGTCGTATTGGCTACCCTGTGCGCCGCGAGACTTGCGACACCCCGGAGATTCATAAATCATAACCCATTATGATAGCCTGTCTGCGTTCTGTAATACGTCGTCGCCATCGCTCGGAATCGTTTCCCGCAAAACTCGTCGAAACACCGTTTTGACTGACAGACGAGATTTCCGGGAATTTATTATCAAGCGAGAGAATATAACACGCGGTGTCCAGTACCTGAGAATTGTAAGAATTATCGTCATACAATCCAGAATCCACGTCGCGTTTTGCCATCGTGACATAAATGAGTAAGTCAGCATCGGACACGGCTGGATTGTCCAGCCGTGTCTTTAATTCTGCTACAAATTGTTCATCCGTGTAAATCATTGTTACGCGTTAACCGAAAATTCAAGGTCAAATACCTGGCCGCGCTGGATCACCATCGCGCCGCCGAAGGTAAGCTGTGCCGCGAAAGATGAACGCTGTTCACTCACGACCCCGGTTGTGATACGCGGTGTCGCGGTTGCCATCGGAAGGATAATACCTTTACGTCCGGTAGGCGCCCCATGAACCACGGCCACTACATGATTGTACTGAGCCGCGCCGAGCGAGTTTGTGCGAGCATTGAGAAGACCGGAAGTCTTAATCTCAATTTCGCCAATCGTCCCGCCGACTGCAAGCTTCAGAGCCTCGCCGAGTGTGCGGTTAAATGTGCCTGTTGAAAGATACTGTACAAGTATCGCGTAGACCGATGTTGGCATATAAAGAACAACCTTTTTGCTTGTCGCAACGTTTGTCAATGCAATGAGATTCAAAAGACGTATGATGTCCTTATATACGTTCATCGCGTCAGCGTTAGACGGGAGTGGCTTTGTCCTGTCAGCCGGTTTGTAGTTGTAATTCGTGATTTTCTGAACGAGCTTTGTCGGAGCCGCCGCCCAATCTGCGCCCGTCGCGAGAGCGGGAGACGCCGTGCCTGCGTCGGCAAGTGAAAGCGCAATTTCACTTGAAACGATTCCGTAATTGCCGGATTCACCGCCGAACGACGCAGATCCCCAACCGTCTACAAAGATGCGCTCTGTTGCTTGCATTACCTGTTGTTCAATAGTGCTGAAAAGCTGATTTTGCAAGATAAAGCCTGCGAGAGCCGGAGCAATAGAACGCGCATATCCAAGCAATGCCGCTTCCTGATCGTTCTCAATAACGAAGCCCTGTGATTCAGTATAAGCATCTTTGAACTCATTATAAAGCGATACTTGCGCAAGGTTATTGCTATACACGCGATCGTCACCGTATGGGTTAAGATCACCAAGACGCTGTTTAGACGCGCCTGATGTCTCAGCGCGAGGAATACGGAAACGGCTAATTGCGCTCGCTGACGCCGCCATTTCGGGCGCAAGCTGTACCGCGTCACCTTCCTGCACAAACGACTCAATAAATGTAAGCTGTTCATAAAGCTGTTCGGCAAGCTGATTGAGTCCCGCGAACTGATCATACCCCGGATTACCGAAGTACGCATTGAGTGCAGTCGCCTGTGCATTCTCGACAGTCGCACCGGCCTTGATTGCGTTCTGCGCAATACCGTTCATCTTCGCACGTAGATCGTGCGCCATGCTCATAACATGATCCGGAACGCCACGGTCAAATTTCGCACGAAGGTCGGCCATTGCCGCGTTGTGCCCAGGGTGCAGGGTGTTTGACACTGCAAGCAGTTTTTCAGTCAATGCCTGATACTCGGCGCGAGCGGTTGATTCGTTTACCGCTACGCAACCGTCTTTCCGGTGCGCGTCCGCGTATGCATTGCGGACGGTATACCAGTTTTTGAAATTCTGTTCCGCTACATGCGCGGATGTGATTTTTTTACTCATGAGATTAACCTACCTTTACAGACGCAAGACGCGCGAAAATGTTTCCCGTCTTAAGCTGTCCGGTGTTCTGGATTCCGGGCGTGCCGTACCATACGGTACCGGGAAACGCGACAGCACTTGACGAACTGGACGAAAGTTTTCCGGCGGCGGTGATGTACGCTGTACCGCCCGCGTCGGGAGCGGATGTATCAGCGGGAACAGACGCAACCGCGTCGATATCGCTAATCATACATACGTAGTCACCATCGGCGTACTGACCGACAGTCTGATTGATTGCAGATTCTACCTGCGTAGCCGCTTCGAGGAATCCGAGCGCGATAATCGCGTATGCGTCAGAGCCGGGATCATATACGGCCGCGCCGAGTACAATAACCTGTTTTCCTGCGCTGTTTTCCTGCAAAGTAACCACGCTACCAATAGGAGCGGCGGTCACGCCTGCGGCGGTTGGGATGACGAATTTAACACCATCTATACGGCGCGCGTCCCACTGAACCGCGCCCTGTTTTGGATTGGTCTGGCCAATTCCGAGTGGCATACCGGGCATTAGAACACCTCACTGACAATAGTATTGAGAGCCGCCGCCGAGTCTTTCGGGGTAGTCTTTTTAATTTCTTCAAACTTCGCATTGACCGCCGCGATCCGTTTTGCAGGGTCAGTTTCGGCAATGCTCGCAAGTCCCGCGAGAAGTGCGAAAGAGGGAGTCTTTGCGCGGAAATCTACATTGTATGCAGACGCGAATGCCGCAACAACCGCCTGAGACGGTTTCATGTTCTCTGCCGTGATTTCCTTTTCCTCTTTTTCTTCCTTCTCGTCTTCTTTGCCTTCAAACGCTTCGTTTTCGGCTTTGCCTTTTTCGCCTTCATAGCCTTTCAGCTTTTCTTCAAGCTCGGCATTTTTGGCTTTGAGCGCTTCCATTTCGTCCTCTGCATTTTTCGCAGACATGACTTCTTTCACGGTATCCCGGACTGTATTGGTCACGAGAGCCGCAAGCTCTTTGTCGTCCATATCTTCCATCCTTTTTATTGAATTTAGTATCTTAATAGATCGGATTTTTACCATCTTATCTTTCGCGCCACTGCCAATATTCACTTCGCTACCGACCTTAAAATAGTCAGCAATCTCGTTATCCGTCCCGTTCGCATGCGTCTTAATCGTCGAACCGTCGGAGTATGTTACTTCAACGGTTTTCATAGCGTTTTTTGCAATTCCTATTTCCATGATCGTACTCTCATTTTTGATTGTTCCCTCTGTATTGATACATACCGCGTTCGTCACTCTGATCTTGTTTTCAGGGTCACGTACGTGAGGAGCGAGCGCGACATGAGTGGCGCGTAGTTCATTCGCAATCGCGTTGTATTCCTGCCCGTCGGGAGTGACCCCGTTTTCAACTTTCAGATTATAGATATCAACGAACGCAGACGCGCCAAAGCCCTCAGAGCCGAGATTCCCGCGGATGTATGCGACTTCCTTCGCGCCCTTGACTACACCGTCAAGCATCGCCGCCTTTTTCATCGTGTCGTATGACACATTATGCGCCCAACCATCGATTTTCTTATTCTGTTCGTTGGTTGTCGAATCGTGACCGCCGACGATAACAGGCGCGGTTTCAAGCGATTTAAGAAAATCCTTGTCGCCTACCGCTTCGGGCGGGTAGTATAGTTTGACAGGCTTTCCTTCGAGCGCGGTATTATTCGTCTGTAGCTGACCGGCTCCATATTCGAGAACACCAACACGAAGGGCGGGAACGGAGAAACGCAAGGATTCTATTCGTTCCCCTGCGTCGTTTTTAGCTCGTGCCATTATGCGGCTGAAAAATTTCATATATACACCCCAACTACATAAATTAAAAAGAGTCAATCTATAATTCTTTAGCGCACGATTTACAGTACAATTTTCCGCGTCTGAGCACGAGCGAGCATCGCGGTAACACCTGTTTACATTTCGCGCATTTATTCTTTATCGCGTTTCCGCCAAGTAGCCGAGGCGTTTTCTCTGCACACTGTATACACACTTCGACGCCGCGCCGCTGAATATACGGCCGTGCAAGCTCATTGCCGCATGCGCACTTTCGGCGCGGCCGCCCGCCTATTCGCGGCACTTCGTCGTCAATCTCCGAGTCCGCAATTTTGCGGAAAGGCGCAAGCGTTTTTCGCGCTAGTCTGTCGCCTGTTTCTGAGTCATACAATCCGTTAACGCTCATGGACAATGTACCCCCTTAATGGTTTTGTTGGCTTTGTGGGAATTGCCGCATAACATCGGCAACCCCGTTCCGTACCCGGATTTCCTGTGTGTTCTTTTCCGCTCTTTGTAACCGTTGTTGGCGGATCGTCAAAAAGAAAACATTTGTTAGACAATTTGCGGTGCGTTTGCCGCACGCGCTTGTCTCTCTGCGTTGTCCAGATATACCTATCTGAAAACTGATGAATGATACCTTCGTTTATTTCTGTTCCGAGATTGTAGGCGTTATCATCACCAATCTGTTCTGACTTGTCCTTATAATAATCATTAAACGAAAATACTTTATAAACGTTCTCACTGTCCCGCGCCGCGTAAACTTTGTTCAACGCTTCCTGCGCAGTGTACGAGTCTTCTTTTTGCAATCGTGCAATCTCTTTCCGGACAAGTTCGCTCTGCCTGTCGCTCACCATTGTTTTCATAGAGTCGCGCAACGCACCTTGTACGTTAAGCCATTCTTTCACCTTGCCATCAAGCGTTCCTCTATACACGCGCATTCCCTTTGATGCATAGTGTGCTTCGAGTGCGTGACGATACCGGCGGGCGAACAGACGGGCGCGGCTGTCGTATGTTTCCCGCGCTTCGTCGTCGTCTTCGTCATTCCAAACGGCTTGAGCGTATTCCTTGATCGCTCTTTTCCATTGCGGAGCGAGTTTTTCAAAAATGTCTATCATTACACCGCTATTTTAACATACTGTTTTGCTTTATCAGTCAGATAGTAGTCTGTACGGATACGCGTTTTATTTCCGCTTGAGTCAGTACCAAACACGTCTCGCTCTTTTATCAGTCCTAACTTTTCATAATTCGCAATATTAAAAAAGAAACGCTCCCCGTTATCGATACGGATTAAATCAGCTTGTATTTTCCGGATCGTTCTTTTTGTATCTTCATCAAGTTCTGCCTTGACTGCGTTTTTAATTGTTGTTTTTAAAAGTTCTGTGTTCATTTCGTTTTCCCTTTTTGTGCTTTTGCTTCTTTCTCCATTTTTTCAAGGCGGGTGTAATAGTCCGGTATTTCGGCGAGATGATCTAGCGCGATCTTTTCAGCTATTTTCGGATCGTCTGTGTGTTCCATCTCTGCCGCAATACCCATTTTCAACTGTTCGGGATCACATTCAACGGCGTTCTTTGTGTTTCCGAGTGGCCGTATCAATTTGTTTCCTTCACCGCCGGTATTGTTATCCGCCCCGTTATCATCGCTATTGTGATCCGGTTTCAATCCCGCGAAAGATATATCCTCATCCAATAGTTTCAACTGTTTGAACGCGCCTTCGAGTTCGGGATAATCTCTCTGTCTGATAAGTGTTTCCGTGCGCTTGCTCGCAAGCTCGGCTTTTTCCTGTTCTGTTTCATCATAGATCGATTCAAATTCAATGTCAAAATCATCTTCGTCCACGCCGAACGCCTGTATCGCTTTATCGTTCCTGATAAGTGTATTTATCACAAAACGCGCCATCGGTTCAAGCATTGCAATCTGATATCGTGAGCGTACGTGCTCATTAGTTGATGCGATCTGAAATGCCGCTTGACTGTAATTCGTGTTTCCGCCGCCGAAGAAATACTCCGGTGAAAGGCCGGTGACACTCGCCACATAATCACGGAACACGCCCGCGATACTGGACGTACCTTCGGAGATATTGTTATTGAGTATGTCTGTTGTCGACCCGTTCGGATCGACAAGAGGCGTACTGACACCGAGCGTCTGATTAAGCCGCTGTAACTGCACTTGCATCGCGCCGAACATTGTATCAGTTTGTACATCACCATTCATACGCTTGATAATCACTTGTGCACGTACGAGCAAGATTTTCAGGATATGGACGTACAGATTCCACGCTTCGGCCGCTGACCGTAACTGAGGCACGCGGTTTAAGCCTACACCAAAAAGCGGTTCATAACCGGGACAAAGGAAAAACGCGCTCACGTCGTGTTTAAGCTTCGCGCCAAAGCAATAAATATCACCGATCCTCACTGAGTTATACGGTGCAGTAATTCCCGAATAGCTCGACCCCATACCGTACGCAAATTGCGTATCGTTAAACACATTAAAAGATATGCCATCATCGCGGAGAACAGGAACGAGTAACGACCCGCGCGGTGACAACGTGCTATTGAATAACATGTCTTTCAGTACTGATTGCAATTTTACTTTCTTGAACATCTTTTCAAGCGCAAGTTTGAAAGCTTCGTTTTCGGTTTTCACTTTGAAAGGTTTCTTCATCGCCATCGCAATAGGTCGATCAACCATTTCTGAAAGTGTTGGCACGCTGAGGTATTCCGAGTAATTAACACGATACGGTGAGTAATCAATATATGATAGTAACGTTGATGGATCGCTCGGAGTGTTGATCTTTACCGCACCGTTTGAGTATACAGAGTTAAAGACAGAAGAAAATTTCTGTTCCGCCGTCCGTGTTGCGCGCTCCGGGAGTTTATTTTTTCCTAGCGCGTCGAAGTCTTTCGCTTTTACAATTTCAGTATGATAATGTTTCGCGTCACTGTCTTTCACGTTCTGGATGCGTTTGTGCTCGCGCTGTGCGTACGCGTGAATGAGTGCGTTCTCGCTTAATGCATCCGGCGCTTGATAATCTTTCTGTGCGTTGTAGTCATTCGCAATAGCGTTTATAATACTGTTGATATTATCAACTGCCATCGATTTTCTGATTTCTTCAACCATCGTATTGTTTAATACTATTTCGTCTCTCGGCATGAGAGAAATTTTTTCGAGCGCGTTGACAAGCGTCGCGAGTTCTTTGACCGGGTTTATGTTATTCATTATTCTGATACCTCATAGCTTAAATGTTTTTCAAGTTCGCCTTCTACATAAAGGGGTTTATTAAAACCCTTGCGTGCAACAGTTGACGGCGCGTTATGCTGTAACTCTCCGCCGCTTTCAATTATCCGCTTTGCTTCGGCGACTGTCTGCGCTCCAATCGACTGAAGGAACACCGCTTCCAATCGTTTCGCGTCTTTCGGATTGCGTAACGAATTTATCATGTACGCTTTCAATCGCTCTTTGACAAACTTTGCCGCGAGTCTTTCCGCCGCCATTCTAAGGACGGGGCGCGGCGGGATCGTTTCACTTCCAAAGTGATTGATTGCTAATACTTCACTGTACTTTTCCCCGTTCTCATACGTGCCGGGTAATGATCCTAGTTTTACTTGCATTATGGTTTCCTCGAACGATTTATGTGTATCACCCACCAGACGATAAGCACAACCTCTGTTATTATAAGGATAGCTGGCACAGTATAAACAATTATTCCTGTCATCGTCTTAATACCTCCACAGCCGCCGCGTATTCCGCGACAATCGGTGACGTTGCTAAATGTTCAAGCGCGCCTGCGAGTGAGTCCGGGCAATCATCGCCGCGTTTTGTCCCTTTGAAATATCGTGATACTTCAAGAGAATATTCTTGTTGTGTGCCTGACAGTATTCTCATTTCCGGTTTATACGCAATCACTGTTGCGGCGATACGTTCGTGTTTATTTTTATGCTGATGCTTTGTTGTCCATAAATTCTTAATTGGAAAAGGCCGCTCTGTCTCTTTGAATTTATCTATGAAGAAAATAGCTGTGTCTGATAACTGCGATTCAATCACTGATTCAATCGGTGTGAACAACTGAAGAAAACTAACAATGTCATGGCGTGTCTGTTCATCGCTGATTGACTTCGGTAGTTTAAGTCCTGTAAAAAGGATTTTTCCATCCCGCGTCACGCCGACAACTGATACAGCCGTGCTGTCCGTTCCTGTCTTATCACTGAATGACGGATCTGTAAACGCCACACAATACTGACAATCCCACACGTCGACCGCTTCAAACGCGCCGATGATTTCATCGCTCTCAATGACGCACATCCCTTTCCAGACATGAAGATATTTATTTGGAAAGTGTTCGCGGTCATACTCCATCGATTTTTGTAATACTTCAGGAAACCACGGATTGTCGGTGTAATTCATTTGAATTTTTAGACAGTTATCACGCTCTGTTTTCACGTAATCGACGTATACCGGATCATCGTCATAGTTGGGATTAAATGTAAATATGATCTGGCTACCCGGCTTTCGTACTGTGGGAACAAGCACATCAAGCGATTCTTGCGATACTGTGTGCGCTTCCTCAATCCAGCAATAATCAATCCCTTCAGTCGATTTTACATCCTGCGGGTTTCGGTGCAGTCCTTTAAATATAAACTCCGTCCCATTAAGCCCGATAATCTTATCGTCCGTTATACGATAATAACTTGTCAATCCGTGATGCACAATCCTGTCAGACAATAACTTATGTACTGAGTCTTTTATACTGTTCTGTACCTCACGCGCACATAATATACGTATCTGCCTTTCGATTCCTTTCGCAAGTAAAAAATCAGAAACGCCCCAAGACTTCGCAGAGCCGCGCCCGCCATATATGGCAATAAAACGTTTCTGCGTTTCATAAATAGGTAAAAGTTTTTCAGGACATTCAATTTTCATTATTAGATTTTACGCCGATGACTTGTATAGTGATAGCTGAAGGGATAACTGTTTGTGGCGCATCGCTGTAAAGTGTGGTGTATTTCGCAAGTATTTCCAGCGCCTTTTCTTTGCTATAAAGTTTCACGCGTTTCTTAACACTTGT